GGTTTCATTGTAGCTATCAACTATTAACTCACCAGTAACGTCTACGTCGCCTGTATAAGCCGCTGTAACAACATTAGAACCACCGTTTTGAAGGGTGCCTGTAAAGTTAGCCGTTGTATCTGAGTATGCTGCATAGCCACCTGTGTCAATTAGATAACTAGCAGAAGTCCACGCCGTACTGCCATCCCCTGCTTTTACTTTTAGTGTGTCTGTTTCTAGTCCTAACTCACCTTGTGCCAATGTTGGATTAGCTGAAGTCCAGTTAGATGCTGTGTCTCTGCGTATTTGAATAATGCTTGCCATGATTAAGCACCGCCTCCGTTAAAATTCTGAGCTGTAAGATAAGTTGAATTAGCAAAACCACCGTCTAGCCCTGCACCTGAAGTACCCGCTATAAATTTTGATGAGCTGCTATCAAAAACCAAAGTCTGACCATCTGTGGCGGCAATTGCTAGATTGACGTCAGTTAAATTATTGAGAGATGCGTTTAAAGACGCAACACCTGTATCAGCAATAGTTATATGGCCTGATACTACATTGTCAATCCATTTAGATGTTCCCGTATCATAAAATAATAATGCGGCATCAGCAGGAGATGTAACATTTGTATCTGATAAACCAGAAAGAGTTGCTCCACCCCCACCTGTTTGTGCATCCACATACGCCTTAATTGACTGCTGACTAGCAATGCTTGTCGCAGAATTGCTAGACATGTCATCTTCATCAACAAATGCCGTAACACCGTCAAGAACATTTAACTCAGCAGCCGTAGCCGTTACGCCATCTAAAATGTTTAATTCAGCTGCAGTAGCTGTCACGCCATCGAGGATATTTAATTCAGCTGTACTAGATGTAATCCCATCTAGTGTATTAATTTCTGTTGCTGTAGCAGTTACAGCCGTCCCATTAATAGAAAGACTGCTTGGGTTTGAACCTACCTCAATAACAACGCCACTTGCATTTTCCGTGTACAGACGCTTGTTAGTTAGATCAAATGCTGGTTCACCTTGGACTAGATCACTAGCTGCGGGCGCACCCGACCCATTCTTGAGTTTAATTGTTGTTGCCATGAACTACTCCAAGAAGAACATGAAAAGAGAAAAGGGGGCCGAAGCCCCCGTATAGATTAAGCAGATGGTACTGCTAGTACAAAGCCAGCCTCTGGGCGATATACCTGAACACCATAAAGAGTGTCTGCAGTGTACAGCGTAGAGAGGTATTCTTGCTTGTACTGAGTTTGCGAACGCACACCCAGCTGCTCAGCCATTACTACAGCTTCATTGTGGAATAACAAAGCAGCGCGAGTATCAACGCTAGCAACAGTGTTGTCAGCAGCCGCCTCAATGGTTCTGCAGTTGGCAGAAACGTAAACGTCTACGCCATACAGGTTACCAATAAGACCACTGTTTACTGACTGACCACTTACAAAGTCAGAAGACACATATCGATCAATCCCCATAATTGCATTGCGCGTTGCGGGTGGAATGATTAGGTTGCGGTTTTCCATCGGTACATTGTTGTCATCCATTTTCTGGATCATGTCACGGAAAAAAGCATCCGTGAACTCGTCACCAGCTACCAGAGTGTCATCAGTGTACTGAGTGGTAGTGCCGCCATCGTTAAAGAAACAACCAGTGTGCTGGTAATCAGTAGCAGCGGGGCTAAATACAATAGCGCCACCATCACCAAAGCCAGTGCCACATGCGTGTAGGTCGTTATCAACCTGCACGGCTAACGAGTACCCAGCGTCTTCAGTGTAGAACTGACGCAAAGATCCAAGTGCTTGAACCTCTACAATGTCTTCAATTAAACGCGAGTATTCAAAGTGACGGTTAATAGTAACTGTCAACTCTGACTCAGTGTTAGCAATGATTGTTACCGCAGTGTCAGCCGCCTTAGCGTTGGCATCTCCACGGGTAGGCTTAGGAATATGAATAACGTCACCTTTCTTGCCATTCATAGCGATACGCTTGACAAGGGGTGCCATCTTCAAATTCTTTTGATAAGAAGCAATAATTTCATCCGACCAGATTTCTGGTACAAAAGTTGCCGCTTCCGTTAATGCGGTATTACCACCCGCGCCAGGATATGTTGCAGTAGCCATAGTAGTTCTCCGTTAGACTATTTTACTCGACCCTCCGCGTATGCTTTCAAAATTTCTTCTGACAAAGCTGCATAACGCTCGGGATCAGTTTTCATAAGTTTAATAATGTCAGCCCGACGATAAGTTTTCTTTCTTGATCCTTCAGCTGTTCCCCGAGCATTGCCTGTCACAGCGGCCTTTACAGCATTTTTACGATTTGCACGTTCTGCTCTGGCTGTTTGTTGAACAATATTTGATCGTTCTTTCCACAGCGAAAACAATTCGTTTGCAGCATCGTAGTCATACTGCTGGTCGGCCTGAACAAACAACTGTGTTCTAACCTTTGATCCCTTAATCCATTCGGCAAATCTAGGGTCTTCCAAAACATGATCCATATCTGGATGATCGGATCGCAGCTGTGCAAGAGTAGCCTGTTGTTTGTACTGTCTTCTGTACGATTCTGCCTCTTTAATTTTAGGGTGATTATCTATAGCCCGATTTACAGCACTTTGTGGATCAACAAAAAAATCAACGTCTCCGTTGCTATCTTCTTGCTGTGTTTGAGGTGCTTGTTTTTCATCGAGTTCTGTCTGGATGTAGTTGTCAACTAACTTCCTAAGCTCACCTACTTCCGTACTCTGCTTGCCTGAAAACCTCTCAAGCTCTTGGTTCATCTGCACAAGATCTTCTACAGATTTGCCACGGTACTTTTCTGGAATGTTTGGTTCTTCTGGCTTGTCCTCTACAGGAGCCTTAAAAACCTCCTCGGTTATCTCAGGAGTTTGGGTTTCTTCTTCATCTTGACGCTCATCAATAATTGTCGCTCTTGACATCATTTAACTTATTCCGCCTAAAGGTTATGGAATGATTAGGATTGACTCTTCTCTCGTTGAGCTTCCCGTCCTTTTCGTCCCGCTTTTTCGTGTTCTCGTACCCACTTCATGTGCCTGCCAGGGAAATCTCCGGTAGACCCATCCAGCACGAAATTCGACGCTGAGACAATTTTTGTAGCATCAGAACCACATTTGCACCTACTCGTTGTGGTTCTACCCTCTACAAATTCTTCAAATATATGACCGTTTTTGCAACGAAAGTCAAATACCTTATACATCTTCTTTCTGCAATTCGTTAAAGTTGGTGTTTACAGTAGCCTCAAAGTTCAACATATAAGCTAAAACATTAAGCTGACCCTTACGGATATATAAATCATTTCCGTCTTTTGTAGCTTCAACACTATTTATTGCTTCAGCATTTTGTGTAAGCTCTTCGATTAACTGTTTCCAACCATCGTTGCCAAACAGGTCAAAATACTTGTTGTAATACTCTTCAGTTTCTTTATCCATTGAGGCCATAAGGTTATCTCTAATTAGCTTTTCTTTTTACGCCTCTTTCCAGAAGCCGTTACATCGTGTTTGATCCTAGCAGGTCCGGTCTTCTTGGACTTGGATCTTGCTTTTTCAGCAGCCGTCATTTTAGCTGCTACCTTTTTAGGGCGACAAGATGGGTAAGGTCGTTTTGATTTTTTTGCAGACTTTCTGCCGCAAGACTTTCCGGTCTTTACATCAATCCATTCTTCCTTAAACCACTTGGTCAAACCCTTTTTGGTTTTAGCCATAAGTGCCACCGCGCTTTTTGTATTCCTTTACGAGCCATGCATTAGCATAAGCACTAGGATATACATCAAACTTTTTCTTAGCCGCAGCTTTAACCCTTGAGTAAAGAGCCTTGTTCTTTACATTGTCAGGTATAGATCCGGTCTTTTTTTTGGTTGGCATTACTTTTTAACTTTTTTCTTTTTTTTCTTAGGCTTTGACGTATATGCGTCTGTTCCGTATCCCATTATAACACCTTATTTTTTGTGAACTTTTTGAACAGGAAAATTAACTGCTTGTGAAGCCCCTTTGTGAGGCTTAAACCCTCCAGCTGGGTTTTTCATCAACTTAAAACTTTTGCCGTTTTTCATCCAATGATAACCATCAGGGGCTTTTACTTTCACTTTTGTAGTCCTTTATATGCTTATGAAGGTCATGTTGACGTTTGCAAGCATGACATACACCACAAGTAATAAAACCTTCGGGCGATTCTTTTGGCTTTCTACACGACCAATATAATTTACGCAACCCCTTCGGCATCGCGTAGTAAACACCAAGGCTTCTTTCTAATGGCGTTTTGCTCATGTAATCAAACGGCGCAGCCCACACAGGCTTAATCTGTTTGTTCATAAACAATGCACTAAACACACCATAAGCCTCTGCACTTTCTTCTTTGCTCATATTGTAGTCGCCTGTAAATACAGCCGCTACAGGCTCCGTCATAGCCGATATAATTCTTCCAGCCTGAAATAAAGCCAAAGACATATCACGACCGCCAGGATATTTATTTTTGTATGAGTACATACAAGATGAAAACTCAAACTCTCTTTGGTTTTCCTTTAACCAATTAACGCTTTCGTAAATAGCTTTGGCTTCTGCTTTAAATCTACCCTCAGAGTTATCAAGGTGGATCGAGTGGATATGTACCTTGTGCTGAGTATGCTCAAGCAAGCTCCACGCAAGAGAGACGCTATCCATTCCCCCAGAGTACATAACGATTACCGTATCGTTTTTTCTCCTTAACAACCTATGATACTTAAGAGCCGTGTCTATAGACTCTTTTGTTTTTAGCTTGTAACGCTGCTCTAACTGCATCTTCACTCCTAATTGATTGTTACCACTTCTTACATGACCAGTACCTTGCTGATAGCTTATCAGGTGGGCTTGTATCGCATTTGTGCCTAGCCCTAAAAGACTTCCTACGAGCAGGCTGATCTTTTTTAATAGTCATTTTTTGATCGCCAAATCTAATTAGTTTAGTTGTGTCGCCTTTTTTTGCAACAACCACAAACTTTTTAGTCGGATGTTTCGGTGTTCTTTTCGGCTTGTTGTACCCGCTTACCCCCGCGCGCTCCAGTTTTGGGTCCTTTTTCTTTTTCATCCAATCTGCTCTCCAATGTTTCCAATCGGGCTTTCAGGTCTTGCAGCTGGCCTGTCTGATCCTTGAAGGCTTCGTTGATCTGGCTCAACAGGTTGTTGATTTCGGTTTGTGTCATTAGCATTTTTTGACTTTCCCTCCACTTCGCGTTCTTTCAAAAGCCTGTCAGCTACCTTAAGCCTACGCTCAAACTCTTTATCGTCGGCATCGCCTGCCTGTAGGTTACGAGTAACTGCTTGAATCCTATTAATCTCAAGCTCTTGAGGCGCAATCTGGGCTTCGACAGAGATCTTCGCTGCTCTTGCTTGCGACTCTGCTGCCTGACCATTTAATGCATTTGTCTGGCTTTGTTGCAACTCCATTTGCGATTGCTGGGCCATCATTGCCATTTGCTGTGCTTGCGGATTTGGTTGAGAAACCTGCTGCATTGTAGCAATCAAGTCTTCTCTGTTGCTAAGGTTCATGTTATCGATAATGCTTTGAATCAATACAGGATACAAAGGACTGTCTTGCTTCATTGTTTGTAGCAATTGAACCAGCTGAGTTACTTCATATTCCCTAGCAATAATGCCAAGAGTGCTGGTTGCTACAAACTTATAGTCCGATACAGGATATTCATCTGGATCAAACTGCATATACCGATGAGCCGCTTTAGTAACAAACGGCAAAAGAAAAGACTGTTGAAAGTTTATAAGGGTGCGTTTATGTCTCTTAATAATTGCACCAAGAGACATACTGATCCCAGCAGCAGTACTTTCACCATTGACCTGTCCAGCGATCCCTGCTGAGTCCACAGCGCCTGTCGCTTGTTGCACCATTTGCTGAAGGCTTGCAGCTTGAGCAAAAGTAATCTGCCCCACTTGCCCAAAGTTAAATGGCTGTAAAACCTCACGCGGATCTCCGTTAGTCAAAATTATTTTACCCGGTCTAACCTCGGGCTTAGCGCCTCTAGGTAATCGGGTAGCATCAATAGCAATCATTGGGTGGATCGTAAGGCTTAGCGCATCGATCCTCGCTCTAAGCTCTGTATCCAGAGCCTTTTGGCTGTTATAGCCTTTTTCACAAACACCACGACCCCAGAATCGCCCTGGGACTACATCCCAAGGAAATGCAACTACGGGCCTATCGCCCATCATGTATGGATTCTTTGTGGCTTTTAAAAGCATTCCGCCGTTTGCAATAACAACAACGGCTTCGACGTACTTTGAGTCTTCTTCGACTTCAACGCCTTCAGCCTCAAGAAGCTCTTTTGGCACTAGGCCATAATACTTTGTAATCCGAACCTTGTCATCATTGTAGATCGTTAAATCTTGATCTGGCTCAAGATCAGTGTCCGCAGCTGCCGATTCAATATAACCTTCGTTATAAGAGCCTTGCTCCTGCAAGATCTCTACAGTGTGCTTGCTTACAAACTCATCAATAGCAACACCATAGGCTTCCTCAATAGAGGTTGCTACGGGATCTATTAAGAAATTCTGCGGTAATACAGGCTTTAGTTTTACAACAACACGATCTTTAATGTTTACGCCAACAGCTTGAAGATCCCCACCCATAATTGGCTCTGATGCGGGAGCCATTTCTTTAATTTCTTCAATAACTACTTCACCAATGCCTGTACCAAATACAGCAGCATTAATAAGACATTCTGCCACAGCTTTTCTAACCTTGCAGGATTCAAAGTCTTCACTTAGTTTTTTCCGCAAATACAAAATATCTTGTTTTTGCCCATCGCTTACATCATCTGAAATATCAAACCACTTTCCACGTCCAAAAGTAGCCTCTTCAAGCTCTGCTACATTAGATTCTACAGCCTGCTGAAGAGCAGGAGCGATAATTCTAGAACGCTCTGACGCTCTTTGAGAGTCAGCAGGGTCCCATTGACCTCGCCATAACCGATAGTATTCATCGAATCTTTCCTCATAGTTTGACTCATAGTAATCGCGCCAATCTTCGCACTTTGTCATTACCCAACCAGCAAGCGACTGTTCAATCATTAAGGGGTCGGGTTCGTAAATTTCGTCTGCCATGATTCTTTCCTATTAATATCCAGATATAACATCTAAAACTTCGTGATCGTCAATTTCATACTCGTAATCGTATGCAACCTGCGCCAACTGATCTATATACGCTAACGCATCAACCAGATCATCGTGTGTTAACGCATCTGGAAACTGAAATAACTGGTCAAGAAACCGCGTATTCCACGCGCCTTTATTTAAAGTAACATAACCGTTTTCGAATCGCCCCTGCAATGCCCACATAACTCTGTCGGTTTTCTTTTTATTTCCGTGAGTAAGCTCTTCTACGCGAAAAAACATTCCGTAACGTTTCATCAAATCTGTTAATGGTGACATTACAGCTTGCTTAGCAATTCCTTTTTCTATTCCTACGCTTACAGGTTGATAATCGCGCACGGCCTGAAAAATCTTCATAGCTGTTTCATTTAAATCCCACCTGCCATGAATAATATTTTCTACGAACCATCCGTCAGGGCTAACTTTTGTTACCGCAATAGCTGTTTCGTCTAGGCTAGTATTCTTTGTCCGCTTTTTATTTACCTCCTCAAAACCAGCAAGGTCGATAGCAATGTAGTAATCGCCTTCAATATTATCCTCACCAATAGAGACCCAATCCTCCTTAAACATTTCGGAGCCTCGCGCTTCAAAAGACGCCATAAACTCTTGCCGAAACGAATAGCTCGACATAGATTTTTTAGCTATATCAATTTCAGATGCATCAAGAATCGGGTTGTCGTAACTTGTAAAGTGCCAGCCCTTATAGGTTTCATCATCCCCAAGCTCAGCATATTTATACAGCTCATAAAAATGATTGCGGCCCATAGGAGTCCCAATAAACATGGCTTCTCCTTTTTGATCCGCTAGTGCTGGACGAAGAATCTGCTCCCATACATCAGGCTTCATATCCGCATACTCGTCCATCACAAGAAACTTCAAGGACACACCACGCATAGTCTCAGGTCTGTCGGCTCCCTTAAGACTAATCGTGGCCCCGTTGACCAGCTTGATTTGCAGGTTATTAATATGCGAACCCGCAATCACAGGGTGTCCTAGCTCCATTAGGGTTTGCCACATAATATCTCTGGCTTGACCCTGAGTGGGCGCAACGTAAAAAACATGACCTTTATCTGCTTGAAGGCCATTAATAATTAACATCCATGCAGCAAGACGGGACTTCCCTGTACGCCGTCCTGCTGCTACTACCTTAAACCGTGAAGGGTCAGAGTAGACTTCCTGCTGCCAAGGCAGCAACTGAACATTCAAATCAGCCAAGGTTAGTTACACGTTACTATGACTTGACCAGTTTCGTTAGTGGTAACAACACATCCGCTTTGCTCATTAGCTAGCATGTCTTTCCAAGTAGTGTCGCGTGTCTCGGAATAGTTAAGCCAGTTAAGGCTGTTTGTGTAAATACCTTCCATTCCAGCAATGCCTACATTTTGCGTAGCAGTAATTCCTGCGGTACCCAATGTGACTGCACCATTAACACCAAGCGTAGCAATATTTTCACTGGAGTCTAGACCTGCAGTTCCAAGATTTACCATACCGTCAATAAACGGGGTGTAATCTACGTTCCCCACAGCAGCAAGACCTGCATTAGAAATATTCGTAAAGCTCCCATACAAAGCCTGTTGAGTTTGAGCATCAGCCTGAACAGAAGCAAGATCTACCTGTGCGTTGTATCGGGCCATAGTCTTGGCTGAATCAGCCTGCATCCACATCATCCCTAGCGAGGTTACAGGCGAAGCTAAGATAGAAGCCCACTGAATCGCCTCAGACTTTTGTGGAATAGGTTGCACGCTAGAAGTCTGCGTTAAAGCCAATGCCATAACAGCGGCGCTAGCCGCTTGTCCATCGCCACTAGATGCAATCTGAGACAAAGCATTAAACTTAGCCTGTACTGCTTTTGCATTAGCTTCTGCAGTTTTTTGAACTGCTTCGTAATATAGTGAGTTGCTTGAAGCGCAACTCGTTAAGACCAATACCGACAATGCTGCTGCAATAATTTTCATAAAGTTCTCCAATAAGGGCTTTTATACAAAGTTAATTAACGATGGAGGCATATCAAGAAGATCAAAGGTCACAACAACCTCTATATTTCCCAATCCTCCAGCTTGGCACTTAACCGTTTCGTTTGCATGGAGGGCAAACAACGCACCTCCTCCATTTCCTAATGTTTCTTTACCACCACCCGCTACATTAGTCCCATCAAAAATATAAACCTGTGGCGTTCCACTTAAATCCCAATACAAATCTATATTATTTGTAGAGCCGCCGTGATTCGCTACAAATACATACGAAACAATAGCATGGAATCCGTCAGGAACAGTAAATAGTGTTGTTAGAGTAGTGTCGGTAAGTGTTGCGTGCTTCGTGTATAGCATTAGTACGTCCAGATTACAGGTACAGTGTCACGAATATCTAGGTGAATAAACCCAGAATTTACCCCGATCCCTGTAAATCCCTGTTGAAAAGCGTAGTTAATTAGTATGTATCTGTCGGCTGAGCTAGTTACCGCAATATCAGCTGCGATGCCTTGGGCATGAGTGCCAGGACTGTCTTTGTTAGCTTCGATAGGGTGGTCTGGGCTTCTGTACCCGCTAGTAATAACGAAAGGAAAGCCGCAGGTTTCGCGTAGCTCGTCAAGTTTGTGCAAAAACTCAGGGTTCATTTCGTTTTCCCCTGTGTATTGGCAGTTAAACTCAGACTTATCGAAAAATTTCATGGATAAACTGGTCAATGCTGGTCTTGATCGCTCGGATCTTGGATCGCAATGACTGTATCTTCTTCTTCGCTTTCTGCTGCAGCTGCATTCGTAATAGACGTAGCTCCAACGCCAGTGATGTTAATTTGTATCGCACTTCTTCCAGCATCTTTGACAATATCCTTTTCAAATGCAGCCACCGGAAGTATCCGATCCATTACCAACTTCCACGCTGCGGCCTGATTCCTATGGTCATGGTCTAATGCAGCCTCAAATATGGTGTCCATTACCTTCTTTGAGCGCGGCGAGGCCAACATACGGGCTTTATACTCGTTAATTATCGCGGCGTCACCCTTTGGACGCCCAACTTTTTTCCTTCCCCCAGCTGAATTACTAGCAAGATCCCTCTTAGATGGCCTGCCAGAGCCTTGATTGCGCTGATCAGTCATGCTTTCCCATCATAATGATTGAGTATCCGTCCCTTTTCCCTACTTCTTCTGGGGTTTTCTTGGCGTCATGCATAGTCTGGTAGCCAGCCTTTTGCATTTCCTTAACCCTGGACTTAGATTTCTCGCACATTGAGTGGTAATCAATGGACGTATATTCAACTGTATGGTCTTTATCTTCCATTTTAGATCTCCTTAAAAACTAAACGGGCATATTAAGCCCGCCTTACCCCCCCTATCCTATAGGTAAATCCATAAAAACACAAACACTCCTTCGATATTACTTTTCTTTCTAACAAACC